GCGGACATGGCTAAGGCGGGGAATCCTCCTGCGTCGGTTCCAGCAACCCCGGGTTCTCCGACCCCTCCCGCCGCTCCCTTTGTCACTCCCCCGAGTGGCCCAGGATCGGCGCCGGCAAATCTCAATGCCCAGGGACCGGAGGCCGTCACCAGGAGCTTTATCAACCAGTTCTACCAGGAGAAGACCCGCGGCCGCTACAAGGGCCGAGAGGAAGAGGTTGCCAAAATCGAGGCCAAGATCAACGCCGCGGTCGCAGCTGGCAGAGTGTTGAATAAATAGCTCCTTCATTCTTAGAAGGAGGATTTTCCGATGTATCCCGTTGCCGCTGGTCATCCCGACTATACCGCTGCCGGATCTGCCTTTATCCCGGAGATCTGGGCAGGCAAGATGCTGGAGTAGCTCTACCTCTACACCGTGTTCGGGGAAATCTCCAATACGGATTACGAGGGCGAAATCAAAAACTATGGCGATACCGTCATCGTCCGGACGACTCCCGACATCACCATCAATGACTATGTGATCGGGCAGAACCTGACCTATCAGCGGCCCGAGTCCACCCCGCTGGAAATGCTCATTGACAAGGGCAAATACTATGCCTTTGCCTGCGACGACATCATCCGGAAACAGTCGGACATCAAAGTGATGGACGACTGGTCCGAAGATGCCGGCCGCCAGATGGGCATTACGATCGATCACGACATCCTGTCCTGGGCCTACGCCTACGCTCACGCGAGCAATAAGGGCAATTCCGCCGGCGCGGATTCCGCGGATGTTCTCTTGGGCGCCTCCGGTGCCCCCCTCCAGTTGACCAAAGCCAACATCATGGAAGTGATTGTGGATTGCGGCCTGGTCCTGGACGAGCAGAAGATCCCCGAGCAGAATCGGTGGATGGTCATTCCCCCGTGGGCTTCAGCCATGCTCAAAAAGTCCGACCTGAAAGACGCCTCCATGATGGGAGATAACCAGTCTGTCATGCGGAATGGGCGCCTGGGCATCCTCGACCGCTTTACCCTCTACTCCAGTCTGAATCTGGAGACTGGAACGGATGGGGTCAAGGTGTGGAACGCCATGTTCGGGCACCCCATGGGCATTTCCTTCGCGTCCCAGATGACCAAGACCGAAACCCTGCGGGCGGAGAGCACCTTCGGGGATCTCGTTCGTGGGTTGAACGTCTACGGGCGCAAGGTTTTCCATCCGGAAGCCTTGGGGCATCTTTACATCCGCAAGTAAACCCCTTTCGGCCCCTCCTTCGGGAGGGGCTCTATTCTAATTACGCAGGAGGATTTTCAGATGGCTGATTTTAATGTCAACAAAACCAACGATATCGCTGCACTTGCATGGCCCCCGGGGAAAACCCTCGTCATGAAAAGGACGGTCGATTTCAGCGTGGCGGCCAATCAGTTGGCCCAGAACGCGATCATGGCCCTTTTTATGATCCCGGCTCATGTCAAAGTGAGAGAAGTCCTGATGCGGGTCATCACGGCCGACGCCGACATTACCACGGTAGAACTCGGTGCCTATAGCCGGGTCGCCGCAACCGAGACGATCACTGAAATCGATCTGGATGGATTCGGGGTCAATGGGACCCTGGCGGCTACCGGCTACGTGGCCATGGATGTGGATGCGGTCTATAACCCCCAGGGGACCGGCGCACGTGGCTACGTCGGCACGTCGGAATGGTACGTTTGCGTCAAGAACACCGACGCCCAAACCCTCGACGAAGCCGAAGTCGAATTCATCGCGATCTGTGAAGATCTGCGCTAACCGAATCGGGGAGGGGAATGGCCCTCCCCGATTAAATCTTAACAGTAGGCCGGGAGTAGGCCTCTCGCTCAGTCTCCTGCCGAATCACAAAAGGAAGGATTAAGAAAATGAGACATGAACAGTTTACCGTGGGTCGGTTATACGCCGAAAAAATCTTCGACAAGAACGGATCCTTGCTATTCCCTGGCCCCAATCCCTCGGGCGGCCAGGATTATTTTGTGGACCTGAACACTTCGAACGCCTACAAAGATGGACTGAGTTGGGATTCCCCCTGCCAGACCCTTGCCGCCGCCATCACCAAGAGCAATATCAGTATCGGCCTTTCGAAAAACCGCTGGTGGGCCCGGCGCAACCGAATCTTTGTGGCCGGTGATGGCATTGAGGAAAGCCTCACGGTCCTGCCCGAGAAATGCGACATCGTCGGGGTGGGGGCCGACCTCGTTCCCTACCCAAGAATCATCGGGGCCCACACCATTGCCGTCGCCAAGGTTGGATGTCGCTTCATTAATATGGGCTTCCAGGCGACCGGAACAGGCGACCTCTTTGTTATCCCCGCTGGGTGCCACGGGTTGCAGTTCCTTGGCGGAATGATGCAGCCCGCGCTGGCGGGAAACACAAAGGCGCTGGAAATTACCGACTCCGCTCTCGTCGTCGTTCAGGGCGTGAGGATGGTTCAGATTCCGGGTGCTTACGGTACTGGCATCTTCGGGATCGGCGTTTCGATTGAAGGAACGGCATCCACCCATCAGATCCTTATTGATGGGAACTGGATCAACGCGACGGTGGGCGTGAAGTGCGTAGAAAACTCCCCGGCCTATGATGGCGTCATCTCCAATAACTTCATCCATTCGGTAAGTTATTGGGTCGATGACGATTCCGACAGGTTTCACGTCATCAATAACCGGGCCATCACTGACATCGATTGCGCGACCTACACGGCAGGTTTTGACTTTAACCTCCTGCTCGCCTCCGGGAACCTTCAGACCGGAAGCAACGCTGGGGATCACGATTCCGTTCCTCACGTTCTGTTCGCTTAACCCCCAACCAAGGGGAGGGGCTTCGGCCCCTCCCCCTTGATTCACTCAAAATGTAATTTACGGGGGAATGTGATTGACAATAATTCATTTATGATGTATAATTACACCTAAAAATAGGAATGCCTTTTAGGTAAAAAGGGGGGGGGAATTATGAGCGAAGAAGAGAAAAAAGTAGGTGGGGAAAAAAAGACGGAGGGCGATAAGGTGGCAGATATGTTGGCCAAAAAGATCAAGGAGACAGTCCAAACAACCCCGGCCGACGCGGATAAACCCCTAACCGCAGAAGATATAAGGAAATTGCCAGGAGATACCCGGGCCCAACTCGCGGTCGATGAAATCAACGGAATCTTGAAGAAGTTTCACTGTGTCTATGACCCGCTTTTGCACTTAACCAACAGTGGTTATCACATCGAAGTAAAGGTTGTCGGACTGGCTTTTTCCGGTCCTGGGGCCCCTTATATCCCGCCCCCTGGTGATCCACGGTGGGTCTAAGAAATGCACCAATTTGATTCACAGAAGGAGTAATCCGTGACCACCCAAGACCTTTTCGACGAACAGCGAGACATCCTTGATGACGTGGAAAGCCCATATCTCTGGAAGGACACGGAGCTTCTTCGCTATAACAATAAGGCTATCGACCGGCTGGCCGGTGAGGCGTTTCTGATCACCGATGCAGCTACCGCGGCCGTCTGCCAGGTTCCCCTTACCCTTCTTCTCGGGGCTCACTACGCGAAGCATGGCAAAATCGTCAAGGTTCGGAATTGCAGACTGACCGGGAATCTGATTCCTCTTACCCGGGTAGACATTCCATGGCTTGAGCAGCATTTTCCTTTTTGGCAATCAGCGGCGCCTTCTCTTCCACGATATTTCTCTGAAGACATCACTTCCGGGAAGCTTACTTTCATTCCCGCGCCTGACACGAGTTACACGGCAAATTTGATTGTCTACCGGCGGCCCCTCACCACGGAAGTCTTATCCCTGGCGACCATGACCGCATCCCCGATAATCGACGAACGGTATCATAAGTACATCCTCAACGGTGTTCTGGCCCAGGCATATGCAAAGCAGGACTCCGAAACCTTTGACCGCAATCTGCAATTAAAATACGAAGCCATGTTTCAGAAGGATATCAACAAGGCGTTCATCGAGAACACGCAATCTACCTATTCCAATTCCACGGTTAATCTCCATAGGGGGTTTACGGGTTAATGAACACCAGCCCTCTCGCCACTATCAAAGGCTTTCTTGGTAAGAACAACGTCGCTGAATCCACGCGGTTTCCGGACAAGAAGGGGCTGGTCTATCTTTCCGAATGCCAAAACGTGGATATCGACGATCAGTTTATGGCGCACCGGAGAGACGGGTATCCTTCGACTCCTTCTTTATCGGGAAGCGGAATTCATTCTCTCTGGGCTGACGGTGATATATCTCTGTTCGTCCAGAACGGAGACTTGAAAAGCCTGAGTACGACCTTCGCCGCTACCACTGTCAAGGCCGGCGTAGGCCATGCCCGGATGAACTATGTCCGCCCGGTTGATACGATCTACCTGACCAACAATTCGATGATCGGCTATGTGGCCGATGGGATCTACGGCGATTTCACGGCGCCAACTCAAACATACAAGGGCCTGATGAGACCCGGACACTTGATTGAATGGTTCAATGGCCGACTCTATGTAGCTCGGGAAGGGGAAGTCTGGTTCTCGGACCCCATGAATCCCGGGCAGACAGATCATAGAAAATGCTTTAAGCAAATCGGCGGCTATATTTCCATGATGTCGTCCGTAAAGGATGGTCTCTATGTTTCGGAAGGGAAGAATACGTATTTCATGGCTGGATTGGATCCGGGTGAGGCGTCCCTGGTTAAGGTGGCGGACTACCCGGCCATCCTGGGTTCTGACGTTAAGATTGATGGTGATCGTCTTGGCCGGAACATCTCCGGACGTGCCGTCCTCTTTACCACACCGATGGGGGTATGCGTAGGTCTCGACGAGGGCAAGTTTATAAATCTGACCGAGAGTTTCTATCGGCCAAGTTCCCTGAACGAAAGCCGGTCGATCCTGCGAATGGTCGGTAACTTTTATCAGTATTTGATTTCTCAAAAGGCATAGGGAGAGGCATGGCGCGATTATGACTTGGCTTTTATGTGGTCTTCTTGGGGCACTCTCCCTTGCCCTGGTAAATAGTTTTTGGAGGATGAATCCTTGGAACCTTTCTTTCTGGCCCCTACTCTTTATCATGGTTCTACCTACGACCTTCGGAACTCAGCTTGGGTTTCTGATTTTTTATCAAAGGGCCCCCAAATTCTTAATAGCGTGGTTCTTGGGGATGGCCCTATGCGCCATAACTGGATACCTGGCCAGCGTGTTATTTTTTCACGAACAGCCAAGTTTATTGAACTATCTGGGAATAGGATTGATTCTTCTTGGGGGACTATTCCTGACCAGATAGAGCGAGGGCAACCAGTGAATATAGAAAAATGCGTTCTTAGGGGGATGACATCATGAAAGACGACCGTCTTATCAAAGTGGAGGGTTTGACCGACAAGGCCAGTAATTGTCATGTTCTGAATTTTTATTTTGAACCAAGCGGCAGCATCCTTGGCCTCAGCAAGGGGAAATGTATTCAAGTCAAAATGGGGCTTAAATATAAAGCCTCAGACCTGGCGATAGCCCTGGTAAAAACCGTAGAAGAGATTCATGCACAGTTACAAAAAGGGTAATTTCCCTCGGCTGGCCACCGGATAGCAAAATTATTTACCAAATAGGAAAATAATAAGGAGGAACAGGGAAATGAGTCTCAAGCTAAGCAGTGGATTGAGGAATTTTCTGACCGGAGAAAACACTTTTCGTAAGGCGTTTGAGGATGGGGTGTTGAACATCTACTCCGGGGCACTTCCAGCCGATGCCGACGCGGCCCCCACAGGAACCCTTTTAGTGAAGGTCACAAAGTCAAGCGGTGCGGTGGCGGCCAATGCCCGATCTACCCCTCAGATCGGGCTGATTCTTATCGGGACGCACGGATCAGGTGAAACTTTTATCATCAATGTCACCGTGGACGGCGTGGGTCCGACGGCCTACACCTTTACCAACACGCCCGACGCTGGCGGGGTGCTCGAAGTGGCCATGAAGGTGGCGGAGATGTTGAACGACATCCCCCAGCTTTGCGCTGTGGCTTCGGGATCCGATGGCAATATTTATGTTGCCTCTCGCATCGCCGGATTGGCCTTCACGATTGCCGATGGAGGCGGGACGGGAACCATTACCACCCTGACAAGTGAAGTTCTGGCGGCAACCGTGGTCAATACCCTGAAGTTTGGCCCGCCGTCTGCCGGGGTGATTTCCAAAAATACGGATACCTGGTCTGGCGTGGGCCTTGCGGTAGGGACGTGCACCTATTTCCGCTTGGTAACGTCTTCCGATCTCGGGACGGCCAATAGCACCGATATTCGCATACAGGGAACCGTGGGTACGAGCGGCGCGGATCTTAACCTGTCCAATCTGAACATTACCGTCGGCCCGACGGAAACGATTGACACGTTCGCCATCACTCTTCCAGCGAACGCCTAACCGGGTTCGGGAGATAGAACATGGCTGGAGCCTTAGAATGTAATCTGCCGGTTTTTACCTGTTCCGGGACCGGCGGGAATGCTTCAGGTGCGGCCTCCCTTCCGCTTTTGACCTGTGAAGCTACAGGAACGCTTAGAAGCGGAAGCCTGGCTGCAAGTCTTCCGGCCCTGACCTGTACTGCTACCGGTCTAACTGGTGTTGTTGGAAGTCTACGCGCTGCGTTGCCGCTACTCACCCTTTCAGCTACGGGGCTCACTGGCATCATTGGGCGGATGGCTGCTGACCTTCCGGCACTCACCATGGCCGCAACCGGAAGGACGCTGGCGAATGGGGTTGGCTCCCTCCTTCTCCCCATGCTTCAGATTACCGCCCATGGGGAGGAAGTGGTTGCCAGCTTTGTTGCCCTGGTAATGAATCCACGAAACTTTACGGTAAGCGAATATGAAGGGTTTTCGTTTAACAGTTTTGCCTTGTTCAACGGCCAGTATATTGGGGCGGGCCCCGCTGGGATTTACGTCATAGGGAGTGGGAACAAAGACGGAAGCTCCAATATCGATGCCGAACTGAAGACTGGCCAGTTGGCCATGGATGGTGCAAAGCCCCGGGACGTCTACCTGGTCGGGAAGTCGGGGGGCCAGATGCTTGTCACCTTGAGCGAGAATGAAGATTCTCCCAATAATGCCAAGGTTGATTATCTCCTTGAAACCCTCGGGATCGATCGGGCCAAGGTGCCCAGGGGGATGAAGCCGGACTATCTTCAGGTTGGGGTTAAGAACGTTTCCGGGTGTGACTTCGATCTCGACAGCATGGAGATTTACGTTGAAGGTCTGAGCCGGAAGAAGAAATAATGCCTACAAGCCTTCGCCTCTTAAATAATCGAGACTTAGCCGCTCAGTACCGGGGGGAAGCCAACCGCCTCCTTTGGATTTTAAAGAATCGCTTGGATTTGGATAGATTGCTCCAGGGAACTATGCGTAGATCCTATCCCGATGGAACGCAGATATCCGCTCAGGTCTGTTATGGGAACAACATCCTTTCCATCGACTCGCCCTTCTTTGGAAAGGAAGAGAAAAAAGAAGAACTATTCGCCGATGACTTGCTGGTATTCTACTCGACGATTGGAGGGGAAAAGCGCGTCGCGGTGACCAATACCAGGATCTTTGAGGGTCCGCGGCCTAAGATTAAGGAATGGGCTGCATCTAAGTGGGGCATGAATTTTAATAAGACCAACTTGCAGATCTTCGGTAAACGGTTTTCCTATAAAGGGAAAAACGTCTGGTATTATCGGCTTCCGTTCTATTTTCAAGGTGCTGACCCGATCCTTACCAAAGGGCACTATCTTTTTTCTGGCTTCGGATTTTATGGCCTCCCAACGTACAACTTTGACTATCTCTACGTCGAGGAAACCGCCCGATGGTACTTGATCAGGGG